CACTTCGTCGTAATCGTATGCTTCCAGCCACTCACAGCACGCCTCCATCTCGTGGTCTGCGCCCCATTGGGCAGCGCGGGCAGCGATGTAACCAATGAGGCTGCTGGCAAAGCCAATACAGCCGACCTTTTCTTGTTCTCGGTACTCGCGGTCCCACTGCTGCACCAGCTCCGGCGGTGGGGCAATGGGATGCTTATAAGATTCTTGGGTCATGGTCTCCAGGGGATCGTGGCCAGGGGCAGGGTGTTGACGCACCGCTGCTCCACCACACTACCATGTGCTACAGTGCTTCGGCTGACAAGGCACCGCAACGGTTGTGATATTCCGTTGCATAGGGGCAGGGGTGACATCCTGCCCCTTTTTAATGCCGAGCAACACGGCGATACTCTTCAAGGAACTCCTCGCCCATCAACTCCACCAGTTGCTCGTGGGTGACGTTGTTGATCAAGCGAAGACATTCCCTGAAGCGCCGCTCGTTTTCCTCTGATGTGATTTCGTCAGGCACAGTAACGAGTAGGACTAAATGGCATCAGCGAACTAACCATTCCTCAACGGAATCGCTAATGTCGCGCATCTTGATCCAGCGGCTGCCGGTTGGTTGACCCTTGCGGATGCGGAGCTTGCCCATCAGGCCAACGCAATCCCACTCAGGGCGATCTTCGCGGGAGGTGTACTCCTGATCTGGGTCGTAGGCGGGGTTTAGCTTGCGGCGCTGTTGAATGACGGTGTTGCCATCCTCATCCTCGACCTCATAGTCCTCTTGGATATAGGTGCCGTAATCGTCGCGCAGGTACTTGCCATTCCACTTGTTCCAAGCAGCGTCACCAACAACGCTGGGGTTGCCAGAGATCACGCCGATGGGATCTTCGCCAGCTTCGGCAGGGCGGATCTGGTCACCGTCCAAGACAACGCTGATGCCGCGACGGTCTTCTTCGTCAGGATTGCCGTCGCTCCATTCAAAATATTCGGCGTAGTCAGCACCGCCTCCTGTCCACGAACCATCGCATAAACCAGTGCCATCACCGCGTAAATTAAACTCTACGTCCGAATAATTTCCAGAATAGGTATAGAAAAAACTATAAGCGCTATTTGCGCTTCTTACTACATTTCCATAGCGTTGTGATCCGGTGTAACTAGCGTTGGATGAAGTCGCACCCCAGCAGCCAAGAGCTGCTGCAGTTTGTGTTGCAATAGTTTCGCCATTGGCTTGTATTGATACCCGCTCCGTCAGGTTATTATCAGTTCCCCTGTCTGCATACGGCTGATGATTAAAGGTCATGAAATGACCAGTGGTCATCGCAAAACCGCAACCGGAGCCGCCAACTCCAAACTCAAGATGCGCCGCTCCGTTATAGTTAGCTTGAATTTTCGGAAGGCTGCTGTCTTGAACAATAAACTTGCCAACGCCAGAAGACGTGCCAACTAAAAAACGACCTGATGTATCAATACGAGCCCGCTCATTGTTAGCAGTATAAAGCGCCATTGCGCCCGTAACAGGGCCAACTCTGCAGACCCCGCTTGATACTCCGGGGCTAATAATAAAGTCGGATGTTGAATTGTCAGTAATGTCAAGACCTTGAGTGCCAGCCGCTGTTGCAATTGAGAGCTTTGAGCCTATTGCGGTAGTGCCAATCCCTACACGCCCTGAGGAGTCAATCCTCATGCGTTCGGTGGGAGAGCTGGCAGCGTCTGCGGTTGTGGCAAAAACTAATCTTGTCGGGTAGTCATTACTCGACCAAGTGGCATCTGCATGGGCAGAGATTTGGGCGCCCTGTCCATTGTCAGATCCAGAGGTGAACCAAATACGCCCCAACATGGAGCCGTTGCCGCCAATTTGTGTAGCTGTTTCCCCACGGGAAAGTCGGATTTCAGAGCCAGCAGCAGAGGTGCCGACCCTGCCTTGAACCTCAAAAAGATAATCGCCAGTGCTCGAAGACGTGCCAATCAGAGTCCGACCACTAGAGTCAACAAACAACCTTCCAGTGCCAGCCGTGCTGATAGCGACCTGATCAGTGCCAGGGCTGTAGATGCCGGTATCGGTGCCGCTGTCCTTGAAGTAGATGGATGGAGCGGAAGCGCTGCCGTTCTCAAAGGCGATGGTGCTCCACTCGCCGTCGAGTTGGTAAAGGGTGATCCAGGCATTATTGGCGCCGTTACGCATCTTCATGACGCCAGCCGTGGTATCGGCCCAGCGCATGTAGGCGTAGGTGGTGGTGGGCTCTGTCGTGCCGCTGTTTTGACTAACAATGGCAGAAAGCGCATTGTTTAAGTCGCTACGAACGGCGGCGCCGCTTCCGTTAGCGATCGAATAGTCGTGTTGTGCCACAATTTACAAAGAATTTCCTACTATTTTAAGCGCCTTTTCCATATCCTATGGCCGACCAAAGGAACTGCCTGCTCACTGCGACGTTACTACTGTTGTAGAAAGTCACATTAAAAGAAGCGTTAGTGACGCTAGTCACGCGGAAATAATCTCCAGTGTTCATGTCCTGCGCGACAATGCCAATGCTCGGTAAGTAAGCGTTGCTGCCTCCAAGGCCAGTGATGCCAGTAAAGAACGCCTTGTCGAAATTGACTGTTTTCGTCCCGGCACCACTGCTAACAGCTCCAACAGACTGCTCGGTGCGGCGTTGAAATGTCGCATCGTAGCCAAGCTCGTCAACAAGAATGCTCTCTGCTGGATCGTTGCTGGTCAGTTCCGCCTTGAATTGAAAGGCTCGCCCCAGAAACGTGCCGTTGACAAATTCTTGCCAGCCAGACCAAGCAGGCGTGCCACTCGGATCGTCAGGCGTTCTGCGTAAATACAACCTTGCATTGACGCCATCAATCACTCCTCCATCCCAATCGGACCAAGCATCGACATCGCCAGTACGGCTATCGAGTAAATCGCTCGGGAAGAAACCACGAGTAACAAAATAGCGGCGAAGATCTAGAGAGAAAACTGCACCGAGATCAATTGTGCTTGCAAAAGTATATTCGCCGGAGGACTCTATGGCTCCGTAAAAGTCCAAGGTTGCAATGGCGTCAAAATCTACAATGTCGTCAAATAAACCATCTGCGTCGAGAGCAAGAGCGTCAAGATCTTCGCTGTAAAGGACATTTGTTTTGGCACCCTGAAAAGGAGGCACATCCTGATCTTCTCTCCTTTGCTGGATAATTAACGCACCAATAGCATCGGGAAAATCAACAATAACGCTAGCTTCTTGCGGGCTCTGCCTTCCCCCATCGTCCTCAAACTTAACGAGGATTTCTCCCTCGACCAATGGTACGATGGCTTCAGTGGAAGCACCTGATTTAGCCGGAATCAAGTCGACACTGTTGCTCCATGTGCCAGTGCCGTCAGTGAGGTTGGTATGACGAATATGCACTCGTCCTCCGACTTTTACGTCGAGATCAACGGTTTGAGCCCAGCGCAGGCGAGCACTGTTTGCGCTAATTGGTTCAATGGTTAGGTCTTGAACATTGCCTGGAGGCGCAGTCTTGCCCACAAGCGCAAATTGCGCAGTAGATGCCACGCTCAACTTGTTAAGACTGTTAACACTGCGAATTTGAACGTAAAGAGTGCCAGCTCGAAGGCCAGTTAGTCGTGTCGATGGAGAAGAAGTATTGATTTGCGTCCAGTTATTGTTATCAATGCGATATTCAACACGGAAGCCAGCAACTCGCTGTACTGGACTAATCCAACTCAGCTCTACGGCAGTAAGAACGCTTTGACCGTCTTCGTATAAATGCTCGGTCGCTTGAATGTTCGATGGTGCATCAGGAATGGCTGATAAATTGCTTATATCACGGAACTGGAGCGACAAGTCACTCTCAATTGCCGCATAAATGCTGTTGTTGTAAGTAAGAGCCGTCACGCTGAATGCTCCGTCATCACCTTCCGTCACTGACAACACGCGAAACTGATTGGATTGAATATCAGTCGTCTGCAGCAGGAAAACGCTTTGCGCATTAGGCGCTTCGCTAAATGCGCTGCTCACCGTAAAAACATTGCCAGCAATACTACTGACGGAGCGTGTCTCCACGAGGCCCGTGGGCAAGAGCACGCTTATGGTCGGAGAGTTGGCTGTCGTGGTTGGCAGTCCAACAATGGAATCGACTGTGATGGCAGTAGTAGTGGCACTGCTGATGCGGCCAGAACGTCGACTACCTGCTTTGACTGGATCGGCAATGTCAATAACCATGCCAGGGCGAAGAATAATACCGCTATCAATGGCAACAGAAAAGCTCACTGTTTCCGTGAGGTTTTGTTCTGCCAACAGCGACCATTTACCAAGACGATGCGCCTGCCCCCTGCTATAACAGCCCATAGCCTTGATTTCTTTATTGATCACACCATATTTCGACACAGCATCCGCATCTTCTACATATTCAAACTGCACCTCCCCAAGGCTTTCGTAAGTTTGATAGCCGACAGTGGCCGTGGTGTGTCGGGCTTTTTGCGAACTGCCTGAATAGCTAAAATTGCCGTCAATTACATTGCTTGGGCTCAGAAGATATTGAGACGATGCAGGCTTATCCTGTAACACAACCATTGAGCCCGCGCCATAGTAAGCAATGCCACGAAAAAGTGAAACAAATTCTTGAATAACATTGTAAATTTCATCGCGATTATTCAAAAGCATATGACACTGGAACCGGGGCTCCAACCCGCCAAAGCCATTACTAACCAGCTCGTTGCAATATTGACTGATGGCATAAAAATCAAACTTGTCCAGCGTCGCTTCGGGAATGGACGCCCCATAGCGAGTGTTGGTCATTAAGTCCCACAGGCACCATGCAGGATCGGCGCACCAAGTAGCAGCCCCAAATGTACCGTTCCACACACCGGCATATGTAACACGTCCTTGATAAACACTGGTATCAACAGTAGCATTAGAAGGCAGTCTCACCTTCATGCCACGAATTAGATATTTGCGTGCAGGAATGTTATCAAATTGTCGCGAATCAAACCGGAGAAATGATAACGCCGAGTTTGGGTAGCGTAGTTTTTCGTCAAGAATTTCTGTATAACTAAACCAAAAGGTGCGATTTTGGCGCCGAGCACTGCTCTCGTCGGCAGACACACGCACCAAGCGAATATCCACGGGAAAACTACCGCTAAGGGTTAGTAAATAATCGCGCTGATAGCTATTGGTCGTTTTACCACTAATCGTATCGTCAACAACAGTGGTGTAACCGCCACCGTTGTATTGCACTTGCACTTGAACGCGCACAGAGTGACCAATGATATCGCCATCGTCTTCAATAATTTGCAACGCTGGCAGTTGAATGGTCACCCTCACGCGATCCACGTCTGTATCGGTGACGGTCCTGACGACTGGCGTGGCATTAGTCACTTCAACATTCACACCATTCTCGGACTCCGTGCCATTCGTGGCCGCTATGTATGACTGAGCTTGAGTGCCAGAGCGGAAGTCGGTGGTATAGCCAGTAAAATTGCTTCCTCCGCTAGGGCCGAGGATTGGGGTGCCATCAAGATAGACGCTCTTCAGGCCATCGTCCAGCCCTTGAATCTCGCCTTCACAGAGCAAATCAAGAACGCTGGCATATTGAACAGACTGCAGCGAATCGTCTGCTTCAGTGGGCACGCTTTGTGAGCCACCGCCCCCCTTGCCGCCGCCTCCGCCGCCACCAGCGCCTGCGATGGTCGCGCCGAGGCCAGCGTTATGCACGCGAATATTATCCGCAATGAAAGTATGCTGCCCTTCAACCGTTAAGTTGTAAACAGTAGTTGCTTGGAGTTTTTCTTTGTGCAAAATTGGACGCAAGTGCCCCAATCCGTCGACTAAGCAATCATCTGCTCCAAGCGTGTCAATGCAAACAAAGGCGTTGAATTGGTTTAACACCCAATGGTTAGGAGTGGCGTCTAGGTGGTTGCCGCCCCAAAAATGGTAGCGATTGACAAGTTGATCTTCGTGAACGTGAAGCTTGAGGATCTGAGCCGGAATAATTCGCCCTTGATCATCAAAGCTTAAAACTACATCACCAGGTTCTAATGAGTCAATGCGACGTTGACCACCAGGTACGCTGACAAGCGTATAGCCCGGAAAACAGCCGCTACCACCGCCGCCACCACCTGCACCTCTGACTATGGAATAGGTCATGCTGTTTGATTTACATCAAGGCCGCTGCTAATCACCGCAGATCCCACGAAAAGACGGCCATAGGCCACTGGTACTGGCAATCCTTGCTTGGATGTGTTGACAATACCTGAGAAACTGAAACTCTCTAACCGCGCCGCTTCCCGTCCAGAAGTAAAGCCGCCCATGCTTTGTTGAGGCGAGATTAAAGTTGACACGCCTGTCAACAAAAGACTTGCGCCAGTGAGGCCAATACCTAGAGAAAGTGCAGTAAATGGCGTACCAAAAATAGTAGCAGCAGCAACGCCACCCCCAAGTCCTGGCACCAAAATAGAAAGAGCAATCAAGCCAATGCCCGCAAAAATTTGCCCAACACCTTGGCCAGCTCCAATAACTACGGGAGTGATGCTAAAAACTTCCCTTTCCGACCATGGCAGAACCAAACCTTCGGGATTTTGTTTTGTAATTTTGTCCTTGCCAAGTCCAATGCGAAAACCAGCGCCTGCCGCTTCTTCATTGATCAACCATTGTTCAAGCCCTGGGAAGTTGATACACAACGCCTTGATTGCTTGAGCAGGTGTGTCAACGTCAAACTCAAACCGGCACTGCCCGAGCTTCTTGCGGAGAGCGCCATACACCTTAACGACTTTCATGCCGCAAGACCATGGCAGTATTCTTTACATAATAGCCACCATAAACGTCCCTGCTGGATAGTCTTCCTTGGACGTGGTGCAGAATTTGCTGATCGCCAAGATAAATAGCACCATGGTTAGGAAGATCAGCGCCAAGCTGCATCAAAATCACCGTATTGCAAATCTTCAAAGGGAATTTGACGAAACCCCTGACTCTTATATCCATCAACGTAAAGATTTTCCCCTCTCTCCCAAAAGCCATCGCGACGTTCAAAATCAGCCAGTTCAATGCCAAGCTCTCGCCTGTACCAATCACGCACTAATGCATAGCAATCAACAACACCAAAGACAAATTCACGACCGACATAGGGTAGGTCAAAATCCCTTGGCTCGCAACCGCCCCATTCTTCAGTCTTGGGGTTGACTATTATCCACGGAAGACCAGTTTTATTGCAGCCAATCTGGTCTGCGACTGATGGCTGGGGGCGGCTAATTGGATGGCTATGTATCACTGCAATAATTTCTCCCAGATCTTCCGCAATAGCATAGTCATTAGGGTCCAGAACAAAATGTTCGTCGGGAGTGGCGGCAATATTTACGCAAGGAAAGTATCGACGACGCCCCTTGACAACGTGAATTAGTCCACACGCTTCCTTCGGATCGCAAATCTTGGCGTGCCGTAAAATATCAGCTTGCAAAGCGGCACTTAGCTTCATTTCCATTTCCCTACTCGGTTAACCCTGCGCCCGGATAAGACCCGAACGGCAATGGCGAAGTGGCCCCAAATCTAAGCTTGCACGAACTCAGTCTTTT